GTTGTACCAAACCACCAACAGCTTCTTGGAAGAAGTGTCGGAGCCGATCTTGATGGCGCTAGTAGCAGTGCCACCAGCCAGAGTAGCACCCGAACGTGCCGCATGGCTGTTGCTGCCAGTCACCGCAAGAGCAATCGAGTTACCGCCCGTGCCAGCGGTGCGATAGATGATCGTCACAACATCGCTAGCAGCAGAAGCATACAACGTCGAGTCACTCGACATGATAGCCTTCGCCAAACTAGTCGCAGTCGCCGCATCCGTAGCGCCAACCACAAACTGGCGCGGAGCAAGCGCCCCATTGTAGCCGGGGTTTGCGACAGCAGTGTAGTTCTTGCCGTTCACACCAACCACATCACCAGCAACAATGCCAGTGAGGGTCAGGGTGCCCGTAGCACGACGATCAACAATCGTAACCGTGCCAAGGTCAACCTCAGTCAAGTCGGTCATGTTAATAACCTTCTTGATGGTGTCTTCCGTCTCAATCCCCGTTACCGTGATGGCCGTATCAGCCGAGGCACCAGCGAGCGGACCAGAAAAGGTCAACCCCTGAAGCTCGGTAATAGCGGCTGCGGTATTCTGACCTGCCTCATTACGCACGCCAGTAATCATGTTCAAACTCATAGTGCTATCTCCTTACCTAGTCAGGTAGCGAACAACTTCAATCTAACCCGTTATTGCAATCACTTGCAACTACTTTCTACGACTCCTCCACAAACACAGGTCTGAAGGAGAAACCGCGATTACGCATGTAGGACCGCAACATGGTAAGAATGAAGGTGTTTGCAAGCTGAAACTTGGAAGCGGACTCAGAAGATCTGTCCTTGGTAGCCTCTGCATCAAGGATCGTGGGGGCGTAACCAAAGATGGCCTCTTTCAACTCCGTGGGGAAAGTATCTCCCTCTTGATACCCGCTAGTGCAGGTGATTTTGAGGAACCTGTCTCCATAACTGGGGTCCACCAACAGGTAGCCAGGCTTTGCATCCAACTTGTAGTAGGTACTCGCCACGGCCTCGAAGCTACCGAAAATACCAGCAACCTCAGAGTCCGTAGTCTCCACCGAGGCTTGAACGGTGATAGCAGGAGAGGCGAGCACAAAGGCACTAGGCAACTCAATCCTAAACACACCTCCGGGCTGAAGCCCAGAAAAAGCATCAGTGTCTAAATGGTAATAGGCAGTCCAATCTGTCTTGGCAATCTTAGACTGTAACTGCTCCTGAACATACACCTGTGCCCGAACGATGGCCTTCTCCACCTCAGGAACAAGACCAGTAACACCGGAGTCCAAACCCATCCGGTCTATAAGATCTTGTGCTGTGATAAGCAAGGGCATCGTTGCGGACATGGTGTTCTCCCTTAAACCGTCACTTCATCTTTGTTCAGGATATCGGCCAACTCAGACTCATCGCCAATCTCAATGCGCTTGGTAGACCCAGAGTTAGAGGCAGCAGGATCGGGTTCGATTTCCTGGGGAATCTCGATCTTGGTCCGATCTTCAACAACAACCGCCTTGGGAGCACGAGCCTCGACGGGAGCAACAAACTGCTTCCATACAGGACGGCCCATATCCTGCTCTGCAAGAAGGCGCAGCGCAACTTTCTGCGTAAAGCGGTAGGGCTTGCCCTTCTCGTAGGTGGTTTCACCAATCGTGAAGTTGTTGTACATCGTAAGCTCAAGCAAGATCGTATCGTCTTGAACCTGAGTTTCTTCGGGCTTAATTTTACTGTTCAGTGCCATTTCTCTTCATTCACTCCTTGGATTTAACTTCTAACTACAAAAAGGGGGGCTTCCTACCGGAAGACACCCCCTTCTTTAGATCAAACCAACATCGAACTAGCGGGAGCCAGTGATGCCAGTGTACTTCGTGATGGCGTTAACTTCCTCAATCTGGAAGTCCACGCGGCACGTCAGAACCACCACGAACACACGAGCACGAATGTCCTTATCGTACTCGATCATGATGTTGCGCTGGATACCGAAGATCAGGTTGTTCGGATCAGTGAACAAGCCGTTGGCACCCGGCATCAGAGCAACCGGAGTAACCTTCGAGCCGTACACATACACCGGAAGAACACCCTGGATCTGCTGATCGCCCAGCGCCGTCTGACGGGCACCGTACTGGTCGCGGATCTCGGTTTCGTTGTCCACGGAAACGAAGTGCTCCAGAGCAGCACGATTGCGGAGATACTTGGTCGGCATCGTCTTGATAGCCGACTTCACAGCCGACTTATCGAACGCGCCACCAACACTCACAACGTTGGCCGTAGCCAGCTTCAGGAAGCCGTTGGTAAGAGCGAGATACGAGTCACCGGAGGCCGTGTCACCCTGGATCGCCAGTTCTTCGAGATCGAGAGCCGACCGTTCAGCCAGCAGGTCAACGATGGTCTGGTGCAGGCCACCCGCAGGCGACTGCATCGGGACACCAACGTTGCCGCCTTCGATGTTGTCTTCCAACACATCGTAAGGCAGATGGATTTCCGCGATGATCTCTTTGGTGCTCAACTGCACCTGACCGAGATCCGGCTTCACACGGTCACTCGCATCGAGAGCCGTGGCCGAGGTGGCGGCACGCAGGACACGCGAACCGAAACCAATCTTGTTAATCTTCATCTGAGGGGCACCCATCGCCACCGTGCGAACACGGTTCAACAGCGTGGGCTGGTCGATCAGAGTACGGATAAAGCGATCAGTCTGCTCCGGGTTCAGCTTGCCAGCCGTAGCCAGATCGGACAGCGCCATATCAGCTTTTTGAATCAATTCCTGGTTGTTCATCTTTATTCTCCCAAAACTAATTTGCGTTGAGCCGTTTTACTGGCCTACTTACTACCGATCCCTCTTCAACCGCAACATGGCCGTATCGAAACAACCTCTGCGCGGATCGCTGTCCACCTTCGTAACCTGGGTAGTCCCAGAAGGGGCATCACCAGGAGCCGGAGGTGCTACAACAACAGAATTCATCCTGCTTTCCAAAGTTTCCGACTTCTGAGCCAGCGTGTCAACAACATTTTTCGTGTTGGCACTTTCCTGAGCAACAGAAGCAACCGTAGTGGCGATCTCAGCCAAACGAGTCTCCTGAGCGTCCTGCTTCTGTGCAACTGATTGCAACAGAACAAGAACATCATTCAAGGTCGTCTCAGACTTCACCACGGCAGCGTCGGGTTCGGGCGTCGGTTCCGGTGCGGGTTCAGGGTTGGGGTCTTCTTTCTTGGCCTTGCAAGAGTCTCCACCCTTGCAATCCATCTCCCCACACTTGGCGCACTTTTCGCCGTCTTTCTTTTCAATAAGCTCTTCTTTGTTCACGGTTCCTGCCTCCTCGATAGTGACCGTGACAGGACCAATAATGGTTCCAGAACTGATCCCCTCGGCCTTACTAACAATCTCACGGATGCTACGATCCGCTTTAAACGCAGCCGACGGCATGGCCTGAACCAAGCCCACGACATACGCAGAAAACTCATCCAACAGAGACTTTACGCTAGCCACAACAGTCCCCTTGTCTGCCTTGTACTCATACAGGCAATCAGTCAACTTGTTGTACAGCGTGCTCTGTGCAGTGTTGAAAGAACTGAAAACGTTGCCCACTTGCATCAGTTCGGTGAACGAGGCGTCCATATCCAAACCAACACAGCCCTTCAACACAACCGCAAAGGAGTCGCTGAGGCGAACAACGGAGTACTCACCGCCGTCAACCATCTCTTCTTGCTTGTACAGCAACTCGCCCTCATCTGACTTAACCGAGGTGGCAACTGAAAAACCCTCTGCTACTAGAGCAGTACGGATGGCGTCATCAACTTCGGGCTTACCTGAAGCCTTAACTGCCACCGCAACAATCACAGGTTCTTCGGCCTTGCGAGAAAACAACTTAGACAAATCCAGCATGCCGTTATCCTTTTTCGTTATTCTGATGGGCAACCGTGAAGCTGCCTTGTCTACCAAGGAGATGTAACGAACATCTACGTTCGTCAACTCTGCCAACTTGGTCTTAATTCTCGCCATGCTTCACTCCACTATGATACTACTCTTGAGGACATGTCAACTACAAACTAGTAAAAGCCAACCACACCAACCCTGCGGCTATTCCCAAAGTGGGTGCTATGTACAGCCCCAGAGAGACTCCTTGCATGACTGGAAAAAGTACTAAACCCTGCCGTTCCTGCATGGTCAGCAGCCTCTCTGTGTGCAGTTTCAGCATCAGAGTGAGCGAAAGCTAGCTCACCCTCGCCTGCTTTATGCCACTTCTTAAACTGGGCCGCATGATATTTGGCGGCAGCTTTGTGGGCCTTGGCCGTATTAGCCCCCTCGGCGTCTGCCCCAGCTTGGCTAAACTTCTCCCTGTCGGGATAGAGTAAATTTGCCGGATGCTCTTTAGGTGCAGGCTTGGAATCGCCAGAACCAGAACCACCGGGGGCATCAGCAAACTTACCCTCCGCATCGTGGTTGGGGTTGAATTTCTGGACAGCTTCAACCTCCATCTTCAAAACTCTGGCAGAAAATTTGTCTAGCGCCATACTTCTCCTAAGCAATCACGAGCTTGTCAACAGCAGAAAAACGATGGGAGTGTCCCTCGTCCTTGGTAGTGTGCGTACCATGCAGAATCTTATGGCTATGGCCGTTTACGAAATCAGTCTTCCCACCACGAAACACTCCGTTTTCGTCATAACTTACAAAAAAAGTGTGCTCATGGTCATCTGACTTACTAGTTTTTCCAGTAACCACAGGAGGAATCTCAATTTCAACTTCCTTCTCACTGCGGCTTACGAACGCCTCCATGGAGAAACCATTGATCTCACCCTTCTTCACCTTATCCCACAAGTCGGCGTCAGGAATGTGGATACCGACTACCCAGGAACCAGGCAGAAAAACGGGGTCGTCGTCTCGTGCAATGAAAGACTCAACCACCGAGCAGCCCTTAACTACCTTGTTGTCGTGCATCACATCAATCTGATCCATGCGGCCAGACCGAATGAACTCATGAGCAGATTTCTGGATCTCCTCACGGTTCATGTACTCGCCTTGGGCATCAGGACGGTCAGGGGCGTACACTTCCCCATAAACTAGATGCTGCTCTTGTTCGGATTTGCAAACTATGGGCATGTGGTTATCTACCTATGCAACTGATTGCAAAACCAGAGTACCTCATCGTTGGGGTACTTGCAAACTATTTTGTTAGAATAGCCTCAGCCCGTGTCCTGGTGACGCCCAATCTGGTCATCAGAATCTTAAGGGACAAGGAATTGAGGGCTGCCGTGTTGTCTTTAGAACGACTTAGGAGGCTTTGTGGGGTTTCCTTTGGATGGTTGAGTAGGGTTACTGGTCTAGTCTTCATGACAACCCCTCTCGTGCAACTCCCACTCTTTCTTTGTCACCAACTGCTAAGGAAACCATCGGCAAAACCATCCCAGACAACAACTCAGTGATAGCAGGAGACAAGCTGGAAGCAGCAGCGCCAATCAACACCTCTGGCTCCGTACTCTCGAAAATATGGCGCACAAGAAGCTGGTCAGCGTCAGACAACTTAGCCATTGAATCTTTACCACTAGTATCCATCTTAGCCAAAACATCCTGTCTAAGATAGTCCCAAGCATGAGGCGACGGCAGGAACCCTAAACTAGCGTAGGCCAGGAGGTCATCTCCAGGGTGCAAAGACACTTCTTTCAATCCAACACTGGTTGCTGTATCCACTAAAGACCCCAAAACACCCTTGACCATTTTCTTTTGGGAGTCTACGGAACCAGCAGAAGACTCTAACATCGACAAAACTGCAATACCTAGCAGCGGGTCAAGAGAGGCTCGTAACTTGTACTTAGCCCCTTCCCGCACTCCATCCAGAGCAATATCAACCTCCCCGCTATCTGGGGAAATGGTTAGGGCTTTAGAATTCTTCTCCTTTACCACGTCTAAGGGATCATACCCAGACAAGGAGGACAGCATCTCCGTAGGAGAAACACCCACGTACCTATTCCAAAACTCTACCTGCGTTTGGGATGTCGTAATGCCGAGTTCTTGAAACGTGCTTTCCGACACAACTTGCGTAGGTAAGATTTGGTCTTCTGGTGAAACCTCTGGCTTCGCAGTACGAATTTCACTTTCTTCTCCTGCTAATACGCAGATAGTACGACAGCTTGGGTGGAACGGGGGCAAGTGAAACCCTCTTGCCGCCAAGTCATCGGTTGACATACCACGGAACTCCTTCATGGAATCAACCGTCTGTTTAGGCCAAGGCTGTATGGCTTTTAGGTCATCGGGGCTTGCACCATTCACAGCTTTGATTATCGTGGTTCGAGCATCCTCAACTTTAAACTCCTTGCCGTGGATCATGCGACAGAACTTGGAGGTGCGACCGTCCAATGTCGCCTCCAAACGGTAGGTCTTTACACCACGAAAGTAGGCTTCCTGAATGAATCCCCAGGAAGTGAGTCTTGATGCGTTGAGGGTGGCCCCAAGGAGTATGGCGTCTTCTCCCTGTTTTCCGAAATCCAGCTTCACATACTGGTCTTTCTTTGCTACAAGCTGAGCGTCTTCCAGGGGGACAGTCTTACGATAATTCTGGTTGTCCCTAACTTCCACGGTGGTAGCGACATAGGAGACTTCGTTTACGAGCAGAGAACTGTACTTCCCAGCCTCACTCTCTTTCACGTAAGCCAGAGTTATGTGGGGTGTGTACTCAGCAAAAGAACGCTTGTTCCACACTCCGTAGTCATCTATCTTGTTGTTGATGGCAACTAGGTCATTGGAAGTGATCTGGACAACCAATGGGCAAGCACCTTCACTGTGCTCGGTGGCGTCGAAAACCTTAATACCAGACGTGACTAGTACACAGGGTTTCTGAGATCTAAGGTACCCCTCTAACTGATCCTCGCCTCCAAGCAAGCCATATCTGACAGTAACGTGGTCCTCTCCAACATCTTTCCCTTTACCAGCAAGGTCGTCGTCAGAAACAAGGCTTCTAAGCCTAGCAATTTCTTCAGCAAGAGCAGACTTGGGGTCAATAACAACCATGGCTATCCCATAGCTGTGATCTGCCTTGACAGTGCTGTTCTCCAACTCATGCTGTGCAATCAGTTGCAAAAAACTTTCTTGGGTTGTGGTGGTGGCGTTATGCTCAAGGTACTGAAGGAACACTGAAGCCACGTTGTTCAGCATGGAATCAAACCATCCCACGCCAACAAAACTAGGCTTGTCTTTCGATACTAGGGAAGCTCCAAAGACAGCGAACGTTCGGAGGTAGTACTTAATCCACTCCGCGTTTCTTTGCCCCACATCAGTAAGGTCGATAGAGGATACTAGGAGTCTGGCCTCATCCCACTTACGGTCCTTGCATAAGGACTCAATGCGGTCACACACATCTGCGTGCTCTTTTTTCCAAGAGTCAACCAAACGGCCCGTGAAAGAGGACTCTAGCTTTAGGTAAGTCCTGAAATCCACACTACACCTTCACTAACGAAATCAAGTTAGGATCAGAGCTACCAAAAGCATACTGCGCCAGAAGAGTGTTAAAAGCGTCCCGATCTTCCGTAAGTAGGGTGTCTACTTCAGCCTTAACTACTAACGCTCGCTCCGGGCTGGCATCAGCTTTGCGAAGCAACCCCTTCGCAGAAGCATAACTTTCTACCAACTCAATGATCTCCATAGCACTCTTACGCATAGGTGCTTTAGGAGGCGTGCCAGGAGTCTTACCAACAACCTTAGGAGGCTCCGGGGTAGGTTGCGGAGAAGACACAGAGGCTGGCTTGGTGGAAGCCGGAAGCTTCTCGTGCGGAGTCTCCGCAACAGTCGGTACACCGGGATGCTCTTGATCCCCAGCAACGTTCGGATGGGGTACAGTGGACAACTCAAGGGACATGCCCGTAGAGTCATTGACTTCTTTAAGGAAGCTCTCTCTGGTAGCCAGATCTTTAACCATGCCCATGGCCGTAATCTGGTTGGAAACATCCTTCAGAGTGATGGGCCTAGACTTAATCTTCAAAGTCTTAATCCCAAGTGCCTTCATAATAGTCTTGTTGATAACTTCATCAAACTCGTTACGTTCGGGCTGGAACACTTGCTCCTCAGCCACCATGTACGCAGTGATGGCAGTAGCCATGTTGTAGTCTGCTGGCTTACCAAGAAACAACGGGGGGAGACGGAAACCTACTCTAGTGTGCTCTTCAGTAAGGACATCATACTTCCCAAACATACTATCTTGAGCACTGGCAGGACCAAACCGCTCAGTCTTGATGTTCACTGTACCATTGGAGTCCAGAGAGCCAGAAGCAGCCATAGCCTCAACCACAACAGCACGATACTTGTTCTTGTTCTTCCCACTCAGGTAGTTCTTCAACTGGTCAGCAGAGTCTTTAGCCACCGACCCACCCTGAACAAAGATGATGGCGGGAGGCAAACCACCACTATCCAGAAACTCTAGGTTCTGCTCTTCTGCCTTACGTGAGCCGACCACAGACGGCATCTGATTGATCCATCTGGGTAGGAAGTAGGGGGTTGCGTTGTCGGGATGGATACCAAACACTAAAAGCTCAGTGCCACGGTTTTCCGGCGCAATAGTCTCCCCGTCCTTAGCCCAATCCCCAGTATTACGGTTGATGTCACGAGTGGAACCAAACTCCCGATAATACACGAGAGTCTTCATGGCTACTCTCTGTGCGTAAGCCCTCTCACGCTCCCAAAGTTGAAGCTCCACTTCTTTCCCGCCACGCATCACCTTCTTCTTTACCAGCACAGGAGCACCCAACTTGACGAAACGGACATGGTGTGTGTCAACGTTTCTCAAGCCAACAACGTCACCCGCCACATTTCTCAAGACTTCTAGGAAGGCGTAACCAGTGGACTCTAGCTGCCTACGCAGCTTACGACGAATCTTGACAAAACTGGTGTTTGGATACGGCTCATTGAAAAAAGCCTGAGCAGCAGCGAGTTCTGCCTTATCCATGTCTTTTCCGTCTTCAGACGGTACGAAATCATGGCCTGTGCCGTCGATATTTACTTCCATCGCTTCGACACACTGGTTCAAAACGTTATTGGTCTGCGTCAAATTCAACAGAACCGTGGGGTCAAACGGGGGCATCAGAAACAGATTGTTCTGATTTGCTGCGGTGTAGTACAAACTAGAGAACTCATCCTCTAGCTGAACAGCAGACTGAGCCATCACCAAATAGGTATCGTTGCCAATAACCTTTTGTACAAAGTGCATCTTAGGCTCATTCTTCTTTACCTTCGACACAACTTCGGTGGTCTTGCCAGACTGCTTCATTGTTAACATATTCGTCTTTAGTGTCCTAAAGACAGGATACTAGTCTTTGCAATCAAGTGCAATAGCCAAAAAAATCGGGGGATGGTTGGATGGCCCATCCCCCAGGAACAGTTCTGAATCTGCGTAAG